ATGTCATGATTATATCTAATATTATTTAAAACCTATCTTTTCGATGATTATAAATACAAATACTTCTAAATATACCTATCATGTCATCAAAAGACTATATTGTAGAGGTTTCAAAAAAACTACTTTCAGTATGCGATGGAGCAAGAGAAATAGACCATTGCGGGTTCAATGCAACAGACACCGGATATATGCACTGGGTGAGAGATACATTCTTTTTTGGCAACGAAGACAGAATCCCTGCGAAAACACTTGAAAAAATGCGTGTTATATTATTAAAGTATCATAAACAAATTGAAAGTTTTGGGTATGATATGAATAAATTAAAAACGCCCATTGCAATTCCAGAAAAGAAAAAAGAAACATACTCTTCATTTGGTAAAGCATTCTTCCTTTCAAAATCAAAATACCCAGAATCTATTGCACTGGATACCAGATATGATGAACAATATAAGAATGAAATCAAGGAACATCGCGGAAGATGGAACTCAGAACAGAAAGTGTGGGAAATCCCATATCGTAATATTGACGAATTGGAATTTGCTCTTAACATTTTTAATAAGTATAAAATCACAGTTCATCCAGATGTCAAAACAAAACTCGCTCAGTTAAAACGCAAATATCAAAATGACCGCACCGAAAAGGAGAAGATAATTAATATGTCTTCCAGCGCGGACGCGGTTGGTTGCGCAGGTATAAAGACACCTCCGGGAATTACATTATACCCATATCAGCAAGTCGGTGTAAAATGGATTGAAACTGTTGAGAATGCCTTAATATCTGACGCATGCGGCTTGGGAAAAACTGCTCAAGCGCTTTCATTTTGCTATAACAAGCAAGAATTTCCGGTTTTGATTGTTGTCCCGGCATGTGTTAAACTAAATTGGCAAAGAGAGATTAAAACATTTTGCAACAGTGAATCAGTTCATATCATATCTGGCATGAAACCTTACAAACTTCCAAAGGTTCAGTTCTATATCATTAATTATGATATTCTAAAATCGTGGGTAAATGATTTGATAAAACTTCGTTACAAGATATTAATATTTGATGAAGCGCATAAAATTAAATCGCCAAAAGCACTTAGAACAAAGGCATTCATGAAACTTGCAGAACAGAAATTCATATCGAATAAAATAGCATTAACCGGAACACCGATAATGTCAAAACCGATTGAATTACTCCCAATTCTCAGGGCATTAGATATTCAACATTATCATTTGACAAATGATCACCACTACAAGAAACATTTCTGTTTTGCAGGATATAATGGATTTGGCGCTGATTATTCCGGTGCTAACAATCTTGATGAACTTAACATAATGCTCCGAGAAACATGCATGATACGCAGACTGAAAAAGGATGTCCTCCCAGACCTCCCGGACAAAATCCGTTCAATTATTCCAATATCAATATCAAATAGAAAAACTTACAACAAAGCAGAATATAATTTCATTGAATGGTATAGAGAAAAGACCGGAAAAAAATTGACAAGATATTCAGAAACACTTGTTAAGATTGAAAATCTCAAAAAACTTGCATACAAAGGTAAGATGAAGGTTATGTTGGAATTTATATCCGATACACTTGAAAACAATGATAAAATTGTTGTTGTCGCAAATCATGTAGCATTGCAAGAGGCAATATTCAACAAATTCAAAGATGAAGTTAAAACCGTTGCAATATCTGGCGGAATGAACGCTAATGCAAGAAAAGAGGCAGAAGACAATTTCCAGAACGGCGATGCTCAGTTAATGGTGTTATCGTTAATGGCAGGTGGAGTTGGCATAAACCTTCAGAATGCCAACACAATGATCATCTGCGAACTTGGCTGGACACCTTCAGACATGACTCAAGTTGAAGACCGAATACATAGAATAGGTAGCAAAGATACCTGCAATTATTATTATCTTATTGCAGAAAGCACCATTGAAGATTATATTATGAATATTCTTCAAAATAAACAGAAGATAATTGATGCGTCAATCGATGGACTTGACGATGTCGGACAGACAAATATTTTTGAGGAACTTATTGATAATATTATACACAAAACCTAACCAATTTTTAATATTCCATTTTTTAAAGATTAATTATATATACTATAAGCGACAATTATGTTGTATAACAAAAGAGGTGTAAAAATGAACATTGAAAAGATATTAAAAGAACATAGCAAGTGGCTAAATGGGAAGGGTGGAAAAAAGGCAGATCTCACAGGTGCAAATCTCACAGAGGCAGAACTCATAGATGCAAATCTTAGAAGAGCAGATCTCACAGGTGCAGATCTCACAGGTGCGAATCTCACAGGTGCAAATCTTACAGAGGCAGACCTCCTCTGGGTAAACCTGAGAGGGGCAGACCTGACAGGGGCAAACCTCAGGGGGGCAAACCTGAGAGGGGCAGACCTGACAGGGGCAAACCTCAGGGGGGCAAACCTGAGAGGGGCAGACCTGACAGGGGCAGATATCGACTTTTCTGTTTGGCCTCTTTGGTGTGGATCGCTGAATGTGAAAGTCGATAAAAAGATAGCGGTTCAATTGATGTACCATGCGTGCGCGATTGATTGTGGCGATTATGAATATCAAGAGGTACGCGCTAAAGTATTAGATTTTGCAAACCAGATGCACAGAAAGGATGTAAAGAGGTTAGAATAATGTCAAACACAAAACACGCGGAAGCGTATAATTTGCAGTGTGGCCTTGCACGCATTGATGAGCAGATGAAAGAGCTGAAGAAGGCACAGAAATCCATGCAGGACGCATATGATCGGGCAATCAATGAGATCAAGGCATCCGGCCAGACCTCCGCCGGAGGATACCGGCTGAAAGAGACTATCAAACGCAAGAGCTCCCGCGTGATCATGCTCGACAAGATCAAGGCGGAGAACCCAGGTATCCTCTTCAGCGCCGGCACATACGCCATGAAAGCCGCGGAAATGGAATGGGCAGAAGAAAAACGACAGGCGTATCTTGACAAATATGACTATCAGAACAACTACAAGATCCTGCTCGGAGAGCTGGACGAAGCCTGCGGAGGCAAGAAGTATAATGACTATACATACGACGATGTCACCGAGTCGGTAGTATATGAGATCGAACCTGAAGAGATAATCGAGGTGTGAGATATGGCATTTAATGTTTTACAGGATACAGAAATTGACACACACCTAAAGTGTGACCCATTCCGGTTATCCACACTTATACAAAAACACCGCAAGGCAGCAAAGATGATTGGCGATCAGAAAAAGATGCTATGCGATCTTGCAAGCAAGGGCGCAAATGAAGAAACATATTTCCATCTGTTGCAGGCATCATCGCTTGACATCATGCGCCTTCAGAAAAAACTAAGACTGTCGGACGCACATATCGCGCACCTTAACGGCAAGATCGCCGCGTATGAAAATGTGTTAAAAATAGAAAAATAATTTTTTTATTCTCCGCCCGAGGTCTTAATCTGACCCCACGCGATGAGATACCACCCTTTTGACCACCGGATAGTATACTCAAAATACTTCCCGGTTTCGTCCATTTTTGCCTCTGCGGCTGTAATCTGATCGACAATCGAAGCCTGATCTTCAATACTGTGCCCATGCAGAATAAACCCTTTTACCGCGTCTGATATCTTGTAGTTGCGCGTCGGTGTGCCCTGTGGAATAGCAACCACTGGCGAATCGTCGTCATAAAATGCATGAGTTGCCGCGGTTGTCTTGTTCGCCTGCTGTGCCTTATACCACTCATATATTGCCATAATTGCAGCAGCGAGTGTGGTTAACAATGTTATTAAATCTGATTCCATGATCATTTATCCCCACTTTTTAGTCATAATTATTGCAAGTGTCACCATACAAAATCCAGCAAACTGTGCTGCCTGTGTGTCTCCGATATAATACCAATACCCACACATTGCAGCTATTGTAGATATTAATATAAAACTTATATTTTGTTTCTTCATTGGTAGTCTCCTGCTCCAGTATAACCGGAACCGATCCTATATGCTGTACCACTCGATGATATAATAATTATGTATGTATCATACCAATAGTTAGATACCCATATCGATCCTTTATATGTTGTCCCTGGGCTGCTTGGTATCTCACTGTATCCGGACAGCCCATATTTATCTCCCATCTTTGTGTTGCGTTTATATCCCGAACTATCAATATAAGTTATTTTGCCTTCTGTCTCAAGCCAAATTGATCCAGCATATGCTGTACCAACATAAGAGGATGTGCCGTCATGCTTTGCAATAATTTTTCTTTGCTGCCCACAAATATACGCCAAATTATCCCCCTCCACCCATATTGCGCCCACATTTGATGATGATGTAACAGTAGGATAATTTGAAACAGTAAAATTCGTGGTCTCAGTTGTTGTTAACCCGTCAATTGTTACTGATACCTGCGCAACGTAAATCCCGTTTTTATGGATCTCATTAGTCACATAGTCTTTTATGCCCATTCCGATCCAGTACTGATACCAGTATCCGGATGGCATATTGAATGATCCATAATCTATCTGAAAACACAAATTGCCATCAGGATCTCTAAATCTCAGAACAACGCTTGCAGTGATTGCGTCGGGTGTATCATTTTCAACAGTGGCTAAATATAAAACTACTTCATTACCATACTGATACCCCGACAGATCAAAGGACGTAGATGCATTATATAGTGATACCTGTGTAGACCAACTGCTATAAGCATTAAAATCCTGATACCCGCAGTCGGTATCGCCCGTTGGATTGAATGAATGTCCGGCCCAAATGAAATCGCCATCGTCCGGGTGCGTGAGACCTTCACCAGTCCCCTGAGTAATTGACACCATAATTAATATTTATTTGTCCCAACTGGAAGCTTAAATCCGCCTTTAAATTCGGCCTTACCTGTTTTACCATACATAATAATCGTTATATTCCCAGAGGTATCGTTAAAGGCTATATAGTTGTCATCCCTATCAATCGTTAACCCACTATTATCATCTGCCTCCATTATAATACTGTCTCGCCCGATCTGCAATTCTGGTACAGACCCTGATGACGGATCTCTGAATATAATCCTACCTTGAGAATCATAAGTTGTGAGCGACAATACAGGATATGTATCTGTAGAATTTTCATACTGGAATATTGAACCAATGAGATCGAGTGAGTTGCCGGACGAAATTGTACACGCTGCAAGTTCTCCCCGGATCGTAACATCGTTGAATTCTGCATTACCATTACCATCAATCTTCCACCCGGAAGAACCCGCAGAGTAATCTCCCTTGATAATCGCATCAGACCCAGATAACGTAATTGTTCGACTGGATAGAGTTGATGTCGATAATTTATTTGCCTCAATTGTGTTTGTGGTGATCTTGCCGCCGCTGATCGTTGTGACGTTGTTGTTCACATCGGACGCCGCGCCACCGGTTGCGATTTTGCCCGATGGGTCATATCCAGCTGCGAATGTTGTTTCACCGGTAATAGCGATCAGATTGCCGGAAATGTCAAGGCCCTCTTCAGATGCATTTATTGTTGCCACAATATTGTCAGAATCAACCGGTGTGAAATCTAATTTTGATGTTGTGATCGTACCTGCTGTGATATTATCGCCGTCGATCGTAGTAGTGCCGCCGGTCACCCAGTCCTTGACCACAAATGTGCCCAAGACCGTGACCTGTCCGGCACCGATCTGAGTCGCAACTGAATTTGAAATGTCCTGAACATTAAGTATGTTCCCAAACAGATCAGATAGATCATTTTTGATGGTCGATAGTTCAATCTGGATGTTTTCCGGCGCTTGCAAATTGAGCGACAGACTTACAATTGAGTTATCTACATCTACATTGAGTAGATCGTCAATTACTCTCACTCTTGTATCAAGTCCGAGTGACTCAAGAGAATAATCATATCCGTCCACATCTGCAAGATTCAGGACATTAACAGAATACTGATAAGGTGGATCTTTCTGCGCTTCAAGAATCTGAAGTGCATATTTAATCAGCGTGATCGGGTGCGTGATGGATTTGTCTATGTATTTCCGAGCACGGACGCCATACGTGACCTGACTTGTAGTATCCTCTATATAATCGTTTGTAAGAGGATTCTGGATATTAGCGGAAACTATGCCATATATTGTGCCTGGAGATGGGGCAGATGATGCAATTGATCTCCCCGGAGGGATTGTTGCCGTCACTCCAGTTTTGTAGTAGATTATATAACCTTCCGCCGTTCCGTCGCCGTATGATCCGCCAACAAGCACAGAATCTACAATGGTAATAGCTGTAATGAAGATCCCACCACTATATACATAAGCAGTCTGCCCGGGCGTCGGGGCTGCCTGCCCCCCTGTAAATCTTACAGTTGCAATGTAATCATTATAAGAAGAAAGATCAATTCGCGCATCGCCTTCACCTTTGCCATACGCATAGACGCGATTTACAAGGCTTTGATATTGCGGGGTATAACTGATCGCCTTAAGATTTTTTGAGCGCCGTATTTGCCTCACAGGATCGCCTGTGTTGTCATTATACCAGTTAAGGCGGTATAAACTATCAACTTCAAACCACCCACCATACGCAGATCTTATATTATTCAATACAGAATATATATCTGAGGATTCTGCCGCAATTGCAATGGTCTGTGTAGGCTCAATTGTTCCGACTGTGATCGCGGGCGTATTCACCTGGAAGGCGAGCAACTCAGTAATTACCGTTGCAAACGCTTTGCCCGCATCAGTTGTATCATATGTATCGACATATTCTTCAGAAAGGCGCGTTAAAATACCCTGATATGTCGCTTTGATCAGCAGTTCAGAATCAGAATCTATGATCTCTGGATCGTAAAGTCGGAAGATGCTATGCTCATATTCCTCTGTTTCAGTGTTCCAGATCTTAAGATAATACTGCGGATTGATGAATACTGCCTTTTGATCGTTCTGAGAGATTGTAACAGTCACAGTCGGCGCCGAATACATCGAAAGATCAAGCTCAGCAGACACTATTATATCGTCCTGCAATATTGCCTGCCTGTTGCCAGACGAATCAAATAAATCTAATCTATATGTCATTTCACCAGAAACCCTCTCCTATGTACTCGTAGTTCTCATGCCTACCAGTTCCGTCGATGATATTACCGTCATACACCAACCAGTCATGTTTTATACCTGAAGAATATCCGTGCGCTCTGTTGCACCTAATCCCAACATTGAGCGCCAGTTCTTCTATCAGCCGGCTATAGTCAGTACAGTCGCCGTACTTATCGTTCCATATATCTTCAATCAGGCGCGGCCAGTAATATTTTTTGTAAATCATAATCTGATTTACATAATCTCTGATGTTTTTGATTGTGCGATATTCTGAAATGCTACCAGATGGATCGTAGATCACAAGGGATTCTGCAACCTCTGCAATAGTTTCAGGTTCTTTTTCTTCCTCCTTCTTTGGCTCTCTGATCACAGTTTGCGCTTTGATCTCTTCTTTTACAGAAGGGTTCTGCTGCAAAAAAAGAGAAGTGATCCAAGTCCAAAAAGACATTATTATCCCTCTTCTGTCTCTTCCGGATGCTCGGCAATGTATGCCGCGTTCACAGTTTCAAAGTCTGTGACCTCATATTCAGATACGTCATCAGACGAATTGATCTTATATGACCAGTTGTCATAATATATGTTGTGTGTATTTGGCCTGCTACCATTTGTTACAAATCTAATTTCTGTCATTATATCCTCCTCCTCAAAATTTGTTTAAATACGGACTTAACATTTGGTTAATTGGATATATCGGGTATCCAGGATATACAACGAGCACCTCTGTTGAGTTGCAGGGCACGCAATATATCTTGCCGTTCGGGGCCAGGCACGCGCCATACCATTTTGTTGTGTCGGCACTCAGGCCCGTGATGCTTGTCGTCTCGGCGGTGTCGGTCGCAGGGTCGATGATGAGCACCTCTGTTGAGTTGCAGGGCACGCAATATATCTTGCCGTTCGGGGCCAGGCACGCGCCATACCATTTTGCTGTGCCAGTCAGGCCCGTGATAGAGGCGTTGTCTGATGCGTCCCACAATGGCTGATATTGACCAAGGCCCGACAGCAGAGATAAATTATCCTGTACCTGTTGCAACTGCTGCGCGGTATTTACCGCTGCGATCTTTGTTCCAAGTGGCCACTCGCGAGGAGCCCCAATTGTTGCAGTTGCTCCAACCCCGCGCGAAACTGTGAGGTTGCCTGCACCCGTTGCTTTGCTGATTCCGGTGATTCTCACAGTCTCTGGATATGTATAGTCTGCATTGTCTGGACCTAAAACTGCCAGAACCGGGTTTATATCCGATACGTCAGTATATGCCCACCCAGACGGGATGAAATACTGACATGCATCTACCCCTATGGTTGTACCCCCGCTCGCAAGAGGATTATTTGTTGTCGTAGCTTCCGGGCTGTTCTGTATCGGCGGATACAACCTATCATTTTTACCAATTACCATTATTATTATTCTCCTTATATATGTCTGTCTCTCCTGCTTACAATTACTTTCACTGTGCGCGATCCTTCCGAATCTTCATAACTCACGCTGTTTTCATCTGGCATAATTTCCGGGAAATCTCCTGTAAAGTGCTGAATTGCGTTTGCTCCATCCAGAGTCACAGTGAAATATTCACCATCAATGCACACGCGCTCACCAATTGCAACCGCCCCAGAATATACCATCGTAAGAACTTTATATATCTTATCTGATATATTGGTGGAAGAAAGAGTTTTAGCATCCCCTGTCACAAAGAAGATACTATCTGCTGAGCAAGTACCTTTTGTAAGCGTGCTTGCTTCTGCATTGCCATACAATACCGAACCAAAATCATCCCGGTTGTGCGGTTGGGAGTTAAATCCCCCGCGAACATTGGTTAATTCGTCAATTGCTCTTGAAATTATCTGTGTAGAAGAAACGGACTTGGCGCTTCCGGAGGTGAAAAACTCAAACGTATCGCCGTAACTCTCAGAGTTGTAAGGCGATCTGTTGAAACCTCCAATACTGCGCCCGAATGTCATTAGATAGACTCCCGCTTCAGGTAGCTATCAAGGTCCCCATCAGCGATCTTTACCACAATGCCAGTTACTGCATTCCGGGCTGTAGCAAGTTCAAAAACTTCCAACATATTACCTGCACTTAGCGCATCGTATGTTGCAGCGTGTGTCACAGTGCCCCAGTTTGCAGTCGCTTCAGGAAATGCAATTTCCCCTAAGTTATCGTCAGTATATTCATTTGTACCGGCAGTTACTCCTGCCCAAGTCACAGCCTGCCGGGCATAACTACCCCCACTAACCTCTGTCCCTGCGCTTAGTGGATTGCCCACATAAAGCGCAAGATAGGTTGAAGGAGGGGTTAATGTTGCTTCGTTGTGTAGATGTTTTAACACTGCATTGAGCGCGTAATCGCTCATTCCTACATATCCCATTATTTAATCTCCTGTTCTATTTTGATCGTAAATCCACTTGCTATTTCAGCAGCGCCGTTATTCTCGACACAGATTGATGCAGGTGTCGAGACCGTGCCGCTGCTTGTTACTGTCATGTTTCCACCACTTGTTGTGATTGTTTTATAGTCATATTCTTCATCCACCTCGTATGTATATGGATCGTCCGCCACAAGATTTAGCACAAATTTTGAACAACCGGCCCATGCGCGAGCGAAAGGCACGCTCCCAGAATACCTAACAAGATAATACAAGTCGGGTGTTTCGTCAAAAATTAATTTGATCTGTTTTGGTTTCCCCGAAGAATCTACAAGCGCACCGGCAAGCGTGCGTATTTTTGAGTCCAGATCGGCAGGCCCAAAGCAATTTCTGAACATACACTCAAGTGAAAAATACCTTGGTTCGAGCGCCGAATCAATCCAGATTACTCCAGATCTATTCAATATCTGTGTTGTTCTGTCTCGTGAAGAGGATATGAGAGGTATGTCTGGGTCTTTCAGTAGTGTGACACCATAATCTGCCGCAGAAATACCGTCTATGCTGAAACCCCCGCTCATATTCCCCTCGCTCTGTTTTTAACAGATACTAATGAATATAACTCATTTGCGATCATTTTTATATCCTGATCATTCCTTACTGTCATGCTGTCAATGTTTATATTTATATCTCCTCCGCCAGGTTGTGATCCAAACTCAGACAGTGGTATAACCGCCTCCGGCCCTGCTTCTCCGATCATAGCAAGTGTTGGGCGCGTGACAATTCCACCTTCTGCAAGCATTGGTATTTCCGGAATGTTGAACCCCCATTCCATGCCGCCGATGAATGGCACCCAGTCCGGAACGTCAAATTTCAGTCGGTTCATGCCACGGATCAATGTGTTTATTGTCCCTGTGATCGAATTTACCACGCTTGCGATTGATCTGTATATTCCGTTCCAAATGTCGCTTACTGATCTTGAGAGGCTCTTGAACAAATCTACAGTTGACTTTTTAAATGAATTAAACTGTTTGAATACAAGATCGGTATATTTCTTCCCAAAATCATACATTGACTTAAATGCGCCCTTGAAATCGCCTGAAACAAACGACTTTGCCGCACTTCCGATGTCGGCAAACATATCCTGATATTCCTGCGGCAGCATCTGAACAAATGGACTTATTATACCTTCAACCGTGCCAATTGCGCTGGAAAATGTATCTGACATATTGCCGGCCCAATCTCCCGTTGTGTTTGATATCCCGTCCCATGCCCCGCCGAACATCTCAGCAAGGCCTGAAAGTGCACCGCCCGCCGTGGAAGAAATCCCGTCCCAAGCGCCGGACAAAAACCCTGATATCGCATCCCAGTTATCAGTCACTATGCCCAGCGGAGTCCACGACCACATAGTTTTGAGAACACCAAACAGTATATCTGCTGCGGCTACAATTCCATCAAAAATTCCCGTGAAAAAATCACCAACGCCCCCGATCGCACCTTCAGTCGCAGGAAGGATCCACCCCAGAAAGTCTGAAAATACATCTGACAAAAATTCTATTGTCTTTGACACAAGCCCGAATTTAGTCTCAAGGATTATTAGCGCTGCGATTATACCCGCAATAACTAATACAATCGGATTTACAGATAATATTGTAAACGCTGCGCTTATCCCCGTTATGGCTGTCGGCAATGCAATAAGCAGCGGCCCTAATACAACAAGTGCCGCACCCATAGCCCCGATTGCCACAATTACCGGCTTCATCCAATCTGGCATTTCGCTGAATTGATCCAAGAGTGTTTTTATGACAGGCAATATCTGGTCTTTTAATATTGGCAGAAACACATCTCCGATCTCAAGTTTAATCTCCTCAAACATGGCCATCATTTTTTCCATAGATCGCCCTGTTGATTCATCCATTGTGCTAAATGCTTTTTCGGTTGCACCAGAAGATGTTTCCATCTCATCCAACGCGGTTGCAAATGCTTCAGCCCCCGCCTCCCCGGTGAGGGTCATAACTGCCCCCTTTGCTTCAATTGAACTGAATAAGTCGGCCAATGCTACCCCGGAATCATCTGCACCTGTTTTCATTAATTCAAACGCGCCCTGCATGTCGCCGCCTGACGCTATGAATTCTGCAAATGTTTGTCCCGAAAGCTCCTGAAACGTTTTGGCCGTGGCCGATGAAGAGTTTGATAATTCATTTAAAACGGCTTTAATTTGTGTTGTTGCCTGTGCGGTGGGTGTTCCTTGTGCGGTCATTGCCGCAATAGATGCAGTAACATCTTCAAACCCAACTCCCAACGATGACGCAATAGGGATAACATTATACAGACTACCAGATAATTCTTCAAAATTTGTTTTTCCGAGTTTTACCGCCGTAAACATTAAATCTGAGGCTTTGGCAGCACTAACTACATCTGTGCCGTACGCATTTATTACCGATGTGATCCCGTCTACGGCAGTTTCAAGTTCGGTAACTCCGCCAACTGCGGCCATATTTGCAGTTTTTAGAAACTCAAATACATTATCCTGCGGTATTCCGGCCGATATTGCTTGATATAAAGCTGGCACTGATTTTTCTGCGGTTACGCCCATCTCGGTGTTGAATTCACGGAGATCTTCAGACATCTCTTTCTGCGCATCGGCTGACAGATTTGGCAGCAAAGTGTATACCTCTGTCATGGACCTTTCAAAATCAATTGAAGATTTTGTGGCCAGCCCAAACGCTCCGACAATCGCGCCACCAGCAAGAGTTGCCCCAGCACCTATTTTTTCCAAAGTTTTGGCGTTTGCCTGTATTTTCCCGCCAAACCCCTTCAATTGTGTTTGTGCCCCTTTTATGCCCTTGTCAAATTCGGACTTATCTATAGTGAGTTTCGCGATCAGATTGCCTATTTCCATATTATTTTTTCGCCTCCGTGGCATTCTGCCGTATCATAAAGTTCCTCGCAATTGATTTCATATCTCGATCGCTTTGTGTTTTCCGTGGCATGTCAGATTTGAAGAAATCTTCCCATTTCCATACTTTATCAGAACGCTTCTGCCGTCTTGAATTGTACACGGAGGCACACAGTGTGCCCAAACGGACGTTTTCTGCATACTGTAATGATTTTTCACGTTCTGAAATACCTACCAACACCGCGTTAATTTCCTGCGGCGTCAGGTCATAAACCACCCTTGGATCGATGTAAACCCCAAGCCGGATCACGTAATCCACATATTCGTGTGTCCAAAAATGGTTTAAATTTAGTTTTTTTCACCATCTCCTGGTTCTTCGTCTGAAAACGTTTCATTGATTTTAGACAGTGCGCCATAAAGATCTGAGAAATGGCAGTTGTCCAATATGTCGTCCCACTCCTTGGATGTGACCTTTTTACCATCTTCGTGGTATATTGTGTTCTTTATAAACGTGCAGGTGTCTTTTATGCTTACGTCGCCGACAAGTTTTGAGATCGGTTTACCGATCTCGTCCTCGACTGCTATTAGGTTACGACAGGTTGGGCGCAGTTTGTAGTCTGTGCCCATCATTGTTACCTTGATATCGGGTTTCATGTGCCGATCGTTCCTGTTACTGCGCCGCTTACTTTGATTGTAAACGAAACTGTGATATAATCGTCAATTGGCGTTTCCACCGGCATATTTGTGATCGACCCGGTGAATATCATTGTTTCAGAGTCAGGGAATGTCAGCGTATATGTGTCTGTATTTAGTGATGCGTCGCCTATTGCGCGCTGGATCATCCGGTTTAAGGATGCGTCGTTGTCCACCTTATATACCGAGATTGTAAGGCTGCCGCCGTCCTTAAGCCCCGGGCAGAACTCTTTCCATTCCGAATCACCATATGTTGTTGTATCGATGCTGTCCACTGTGATCTCATTTGGTGTGAGTTCGTGGACGTATCCTATTACGGATGTTCCGTCTGATAGCGTGGTTGTTTTTCCAAGCGTTCCTGAACATGTCATAATTATTCCTCCTTAATTATCTGAATATTATAAGTCCATACGTGCGCAAGGCCAGCGTTTGTGGTTATTTTCCCCAGATGGACTATGTCCGACACGGTGAAAATACCATAATAATCCGAGCCAAGCGCTTGATGTACCACACTTTCCAGTGTGTCCCGTATGGTCTCTGCCTGAGTGTTGCCGGCCACATATGCCGCGTTCCTAATTCTAATCTGTACCGTGGGTCTCCGCCCGAACATATTTCCCGCCAACGTTTGGTCTGGGGAATATCCCCCGGTGTCATAGACCGTCACAACGTCCGCAGGTGTGGTGGGTTCCGACCCAACAAACAGATTTGAGCCTGTTGTAAGTCCAGCAATCTGAGAATTGAGATAATTTGTGATCTCAACTGCGGGTGACGTCATAATTTCATCTCCTTTGCTAAATATTTTAGCAAGTATGGTTCTGTTTCTTCTATTGCGTGTTCGAGGTATTTTGCCTCTCCGATATCATGCCGTGCCTCAAGATTCTCGTGCACTGCAACCGCATATGCATTATCCTGATCCCAGTCGCCGGCAAATTTTTCATATCCAATTACTTGTATGTGTCTTGATCCCTCCTGCAATGGGCCTTCATTGAATGACCTTGATCTCAATTCTCCCGTCTTGCGTGGTGTTTTTGGGATTGCTACTCGGATTATCTCACCACCTGCCTTCCTAAGCGCTTCGGCGGTTTTTTGTGTCATCTCTTTGTCAAGAACCTGAAGGCGTGCCATAAGTTTTTCCTGCCCGATTAACATCATACCGGTGACTGCCATTATAGATCAACCCCTGTGTGATGAATCGTCCCGTCAGCGTTCCGGGCGTGCCGGAGTGCAAGTGGTACGCGCTTTACTCCGTCAGATAGTGTGATCCTGTCGTCGTATGTGACCTCTTGAACAACAGTCACATGGCAGAAAGATGAAACTTCGTCTCCAATCTGATTGTATACTTTATCTTGGCGATATGATACCCGCGCCGGAAGGGTTACAGGAGCATTGTATGACGGGTCGCCGAACATATCGCGGCTGTCGAATTGCTCATAAGTCACTGCCTGGTTGAGATAATCCGAGATCATTATGTGTGCCCTCCCGTGGATAACCATGCGATAAACGCGGCCATTGCGGCAGATGCCGCCGCGGATATTGCTATTAGTTTTCCTGCTAATGTGTTGCTGGTTTTCTCCAGATCGCGAATGCGGTCTTCATGGTCTCGGTGTCTCTGCTTTGCCTCTTCCCGCATCTCTTTTAAGACTTGTTCGATCTTGTCAAATCGGTCGTCCATGTTATCAAGCTTTTCCTCGATTCTAGCCACCGAAATAAAGATCCTCTGTACCTCCTCCATTATGCAAACTCCCCCTCCGTCGATCCGTCAAGTATTCCGGCATTGTCAAGGTCAAGATAATCAAGAGTGTCGGCGCGAGTCTGTCCTGATGATATGTCAGACACAAGAGACAGATAATTGCAAGTGTCAATAATCTGCTGATATTTTGCCAGATATGCCTGGGTCTGCCCCCCGTCTCCAAATGCAATGGTATAATCGTCTATCTTTTCAGACTTGACCCCACTTGAACCCGCACCGGATGAGAGCATTGACGCGATATAATACGTGACCGCCTCGTTTTCATATACCGATCCGACACAAGAGGGCGCGGCTGCGGCAAATCTTGCAGATGCTATTGTGTATAATGTTGTCATTGCCGCGGGGACTGCAAAAGGAGTGATCACAGGGAGAAGTGCCTCTACATCATCTTGAGTCATTGCCTTCAGCCTCTTGGATTATCGCCTTGCGGAATGCATTTTCACGTCCAATACGGTTGTATGTTTCTGCCTTGTAGCTGTTGAAGACGCAGTCGATCCGGCGCTCATCGGTGTCAAGTTCAAGAAGTTCAGGGTGTTCTGCAAATGCAAGGATGACATTTTGAATCTCACGTTTTAAGAGTGGTCTGTAATATATATCCTCAAATGCCAGCATCAGTAGCATATCAATCGACTGGCAGACGATTTCCTGTTTGCGCTTGCTGTCGTTGTCTGTGAGGTAATCTCTTGCGGTATCTTTCAGCGTCCGATTCAATAACTCAAACATCGGGTCGTCATATACAAAGGCTGTGTCCGGGTCTTTTTTACCTTCCCGGATTTTCTTGGCGTCGCCGTTGCATCTGTATCTGAGTAACACCTGCCACGCCTTACCGATTGCCATTTCCATTCCGCCTTTACAGGTTTTCTGAAACAATCGACCAAGACCTGAACAATAACAGTTGTGTGTAAATCCCTTTCGTGGTTTGTTGTGATTTGCCTGATCTACATGCGCCGGTTTTGCCACGATCTCCATATTATCTTCCTCCTGCTCTGTATTTCTTTTCATCAATAAATCTGATACTTACTCCAAGGCGCGTTGTTTCCGATCCGCTGTTTGTAAATTTCCAGAGATATTTGTATTTAGTGTTGAGATACGCCGAATAATCATCTTCTGTGCCGCCCGCACTGATTATTGATGATCCCGGGCCGCTTGATGTCGCATAAACATATACATCCGGCGCGTATTTGTTGCCGCTACTGTCCTGTGTCGGTGTATGATACAGTTTTGCACGCGGATTAAGGGATGGATCGCACTCATCACAACGGTTGTAATTGTAGATAGTGATCTCTGTGCCGTTGTCTGATAATACCGCACCTTCGTAAAATTCCGCCGTTATTGGCGATTTTGTCGAATGTATCGCCATTTTGGCTTTATACATCCCTGTCAAATCAGTGCCATTTAACGACGGATCAAATGCCAGATACGCGGATGCTCCCGCAGCGAGTGCCGCCACAGACCATCCGGCGCGATACATGTTGCCGGTTGCGCATTCATAACGCACGTTATCGTTTGTTACAAGTCGCCCGGCGTAATCAATTGTGCCGGTTTCGCCGCTTTTATTTGTAGGATTATATGTCATTTATAACCTCCAAAAAAATTTATGGAGATTATGACTCTGTCATGTATCCCCACATGACACCCAGATTTTTGCTATCTGAGGTCTGCCGGATGTTAGAGAATGGTGTCCTCCACACGTCATATCTCCACTGTTTCGCGCCAAGTTCCATGTTATAGCCCTCGTTTGCGCGAATTGTTGAGATTACAGACACAACACCCGGTGTGCGGTTACTGACGGCAAACACCTGTGAGTTTCCGGATGCATCGAGGTTGTCTATATCTGTTGAGATATACACAGGGATATTGAGTGTCGGATGAATGCTTGCAGCGTTGCGCCACTCGTTGAGGTTTGCGAGTGCGACTTTGTCACCCACTGCATCAACATAGTATTCTCCTGCAAGAGTACCCATAACAATTGCTGTGGGTTTGTTTACCCCCATCGATGCAGCCATTTTTCCAATTGCAAGAGTTGGTTTTACACTTGCCCAGTTCCCAAGATCCCCATCACCGCCATACTGCTGTGGGGTTGTGTCAAGCTGTGCGGCAATGAGTTTGTTTAGATTGTCCTCAAGTGCGATGGATTTCTGATTCTGCTGCCATGACATCATTGATCCAAACCGGGATGCCGCGCTCTCTATCTCCATCTCGTCCGAAACATCAAAGAAAAGAGTATCTTTATACAGTTTCATGTCGAAATTATCAAGTTTTGCATTCCGTGATGTTGCATGCTCAAACTCGTCAAGCTGAGAATGAACAGTCACACCAGAGGCAATAGGTAATGTTGCCCTGAGCCCTTCAATGGTCATAGTTCTGCATATTGCAGGGCTGTTTAGCATTGTCTGTTCATACGCATCTGTGATTACCGGCATAATAAGGCGCTTCTGCGCCAGTGTGCCGTAAAATTTGATTTCTCCGAGTGTTCCGCTAATATCTGCCATTTTATAGACCTCCTGCGCCTACAAACACAGTACACACGCCGCCAGATGCCGCGCCCTCTGTGACTCTGCCAAGTGTTGGCGCTTTTGTGACTGCGTAATCGCTGAGTGTTCTTGTGATTGCCTTGCCGCTGTGCCCGTATACATACGCGCCTTTATAGCAGTTTCCGCTTGCATCTACTGCAACTTCACCGTAAACAACACACCTGATTGTTTCCCCACTTGCTTTTGCCGCCTCAATTGCTACCGCATATGGCCCGTTTAAACTTGCATCGGTTGTGCCACATGTTGCAATCGTTGAATTTGCTGCGGGAGTAATAGTACACACCGCCCCCTTTGCTATTGCGGCGGATGACTGGAATGTCTGAATAATAGCAGTCCGGCTAAATTCTCCTGCCTCATAATATACCATTACTGATCGCCTCCGGAAAAGGTAAATCCGACACGTTTTGCCGCATCCTCGTTGAGGTTTTTGATTTCCATCTCAATTGTGTTTCCGACAGCGTTTCCAAACTCGCTACCTTCCGCGCTCTTTGCGGCGGTTGCGTTCTCGGCGTTGAATTTTGTCGCCTTCACTGCAAACGCGGCAGGGTTCGCCTCAAACTCCTTGCGGGTTTCTGCCTCTTTTGCGCCAAGCCAGCCTTCGGGCAGGATATTCTTCATCTCAGTCCATGCCGCCTCTTTCTCTTTCAGAGCCACGGCGTTCTTCATCTCCTCAAGCTCTTTAAGTGCGCTGTCGCGCTCTTCTGTGAGATTTTTAATCTCTTCGGTATTATCAACCATTGTCTCTTTAATCTCCTCCTGCACATTTTCGGCAGGTTTTAAATTCTCGAATTTCTCAAGGATTTTCTTGAGCATTCCTTTTGATTCCTCATCCATATGATCGTCCTCCTCTTTTAAATTCTCAAACCGTGCGCTGTTGTCATTCGGATAACAGTTAGGGCACGCGCCCCGATCAAATATCAGCACGTGATTTGGCGCAACCTGCCCGGTGAGTTTGTCCTGTCCGTTGATGTTTGCAATCTGGCCGCCGAACCCGGTCGACAAAGAAAGCATACCTGCCGCGGCCTTTCGATCTAATTCGGGATCGTCGATCTGCAAAACTCCTCTAAGGACTGGCTCCCCCATCCCTCTTGCCGCGCCTGTGACTCTGCCAACCGTCTGATACTCTGCGGGCAGGTTACCGGCGGTTACGCTTGCCCCGTCTGGGTGTTTTAGTGATTTACCGTTTGATTTAGCGTATATAACCGGTATATCTTTCCATGCGTCCACATTATCGAATGCCTCCGCCGTATAGTGGATCATGCGCCCGTTGTTTTTAATCAGGGTATCAAGTCGCTGCAAAATCACATCGTGTGTGCCTGTGATCTGGGTTGCGTTGCCGTGAAATTCCTCGACAACAGAATAGTTTTCCTGCGCTGGCGCTGGTGAAGCCTCGCGCACGGATGCCGGTAGTTCGTTTACTGATTCATACGGCATTATAGGTATTATGCGCGCCTATGGTATATATAAAAAATTGTAAAAAAATTATTGTTTTAAATATTCCAAAAACCCGGTCACGTTGCACTTCCCGTGGAATCTGGATGGAAGGCCGTTAAGATCTATATATCGCTGTAAATCTGACGCTAAAACCTCTTTTATATCCGGTTCTACTGCCTTTTTGACCTTGTTCTGGTACGCCCTGATCACGTCCCGCGTGATCCTTTTATCTTCAAACTCTGGCATTGATTTGATCTGTGCCGGGAATAGGTCAATGTTCTTATCAATGATATCTTTTTGTCTTTGTGTTAGTGTTTCGGGTCTTGCCATTATATCTCAACCTCGCTAATATCAATAATCTCCGCCTCGCTCTCCGTCACCGGCATCCCAAGCTCTTCAACGGCAAAATCCGCTTCTGTCAGGATGCACCGGCAGTTATATTCACCCAAAATAGGCGCTTTCTCAAGTGGATATATCTTGCCGTCTCGCATCGCGTGTTCTGGTCGCACTCTCTCATCTCCGGCGGTGATATACTGGACATATTTTACATTGCTTTTTCTGTATCCGTCCATTCTGGCGGTCGTGCGGATCTTCTGTGCCTCCGTCCTTGCAGCCGTCACGGCCCTGTGCCTCGTCCCGGCAAAATACTTCTCAAGATCATCTACAAGATCAAGAGGATATACTCCCTTCTGTTGCGCATCGGAAAACATTGTGACAATTTCTTTAACCTGCTCATCTTTAAAATCATTCAACCACGGCACAAAACGCGCCTCTGTGGTCGCTCTGACTTTGCCCGGGGAAACCTTGACATATTTCGGCTCGACACAGATCGTCCCGCCAGATTTTATGTATTTTTTGTAATCTTTAGCGATATTGTCTGTAATGCCGTCCACAAATGCCTTGGTGTATTTTGTGCGCTCCATTTTGTCCATATCGTCAAGTATTGTTCCGGCAGTCAGCCTTGCGATCTCTTCCGCCTGTGCGATGAGTGCAAGCGATACGTCATCCTGCCAAGATGTAAATATTGTTTTTACCTGGTCTTCTATTTCCTTATCCGAAGGCAAGATACAACACCACCACAATAATCAGGCTTAAAAACACACAAACTCCGGCGCCAAGCAAGGTAACGACCGTAATCAGCAACAGTTCATTCTCAGCATGCTCAAGATCACTACTGCTGCTGATCCAAATGCTATTATCAACCACAGGGCGTGGAATAATATGATCATAATCGCTCCTGTCCGGCATGGCTCAGGCTCCCGCCGCCTTCCTGGCGATGTCGATAACTGCTTTTCGCGCCTCGTCATGTAATGCCTCCAGCCGTTTTTGTGTTTCTTCCTCTATATCCTCACCTACAAGGTTGCCAAACCCTGCGCTGACAATTTCAGGGTACTGGTCTTTAACTTGCAATTCTAATTCCGGCGTGTATTCGTCAAGCTCTAATTCCGATAGGTTGCGCCTGATTTCCTCTTTTGTTATTGCTTTACCCTCTATTCCAATTTTCACCTGTTCGCGCATTTCTGCCGATCTGTCAAGCTCTGGCCGTTTTAGTTCAATTCTTACGTTGTACTCCTCATACCCGTTCGCTGTGAGTAATGGTCTGAAGAAATCCTCGAATGCCTCTTCGATCCATGCCTGAGTACCCCCGATATAATTCGCCCATATCTGCGCCGCGCCTTTGTCAGATGCACCCATGCTGTTTCCTTTCTGCAGAACGGTGGTCGGATTGAAATAGGACTCGATCCATTTGATTAGCATCTCAAGGCGCTCGGCAGCGGTCTTTGTTTCGCGGATCTTTACGTCCGGGAAGGATACTCCAGGAGGAATCACATATGATGTATTCTTACCCCAATTTTTTACAAATGATTTGGCCCAAGTCTCAAGCATCTGCCCGCCAGATTCCAACATCGGGAAGACAGATGGTGCACCCACTCTGTTCACCTGCTGATCGCTTGCCTTGTTGGCAAAATCGATTGCAGCGATTACCGGATATACCGGAAGGGCGTATGCCTCGCCTGCTGGTTTTGGTGCTGTCGGGTCGGTGATAATCACGCCGTTCTGGATCTGGATTTGATTTAGGCTTGTTCCCTGAGTCTGCCAGATCTCTGTCTCTCCGCGGTCGTTTATTACGACCCCCGGCATAAGTTCGTTCTGGATATCGCCATGCCCTGGATACATGGAGAACGTATGCGCAGGAAGGCTCCGGATCTCCTGAAGCTCTAATTTACCACCCTTGCGAACATATCCCGGGCTCTTGACGGATGCCCCGAACCCGACAGACTCATACCACGCGATCTGCATTGCCGGATACGCGCGGCATTTCTCAAAGGTCTCTTTGATCCATGTTGTTAGGGTTTCGTCGTGCTCGCCGTCTGCGTCTTCCACCCAGACTTCCGGCCGTCCGGGGAAGATCTGAACCTGTAAATTCTCAATCTGCGTTGCAAGGTGGATATTCCGCAACCATTTATAGGCGCGTTCCGGTGTTACCGCTGCCGGTGTGTATGATCCACTTGCCGAAAGCGCCAGCCCTGTTTCCTCGCCCTCTGCCGGGCCTGTTTTTTTGATTGTCATTTATATAATCCTCCTCTGCTCTTTTGATATAATCTCAAGAAATTTTATAGGAATGTCCATCCTATTGTTTCTACTGGGCCTCGAACCATCAACACTATCGGCACCGCATGATTCCGCTTTAATATAATCTTTAATGGTTCCAACACGTCCAATATGGCATTTTATTTTATTCTCGTGCGCATAATCACACCATGTTTTTGCTGTTCTCCATTTCCATTTAACCGATCCCCCAACGAATAACCCACTAATACCATTAAGATCAATATCTTCAGGTTTCATACCGTCCTGAACAGGGAGGTATTTTTTCCACGTTTTGGGTAGTTTGTTGATGTGCTTATTTGAGTGCTTAAGTGAGTTTATACCTCCACACACTATATCAGGGATGACAACAAAAAACGGATCTATTTTTTCATTTATCAGGCGATCAACAATCTTGTAAAACATATCCTCGTCCCACATATTC